CGATACAATTGAAGCATTTGGTGACACGCCTGCTGTTCGAAAAGGGATTGTTGCAGAACAGATGTATCACGATTGGGCTATTAAGGTTTACAATCGTGTGACAGATCACTCTTCTGATAAAACTAATCAGGTCAGGGGTTATGATTTTTCCATTTGGAAAGAAGGTTGGAGAAATGAATACGGTGTTGATGTAAAAGGCAATATGTATCCCAATGGCAAATTTTTCATCGAAAACCAGCGTAATGGTTGGCTTCGCAATTCCAAGAAAACAAATCATCGTGTAGTTCATATCTGTCCAGAGACTGGATGGGCAGTAGAGTATGATCGTAAAAGAATGATCGAACACCTTGACTCATTGAGCTTAAAAGAAGATAATGTTTTGATGTCATCATTTGATGCCAACATTAAACACATAATTCGCAAGTTCAAGGTCAACTAACATGGAAGATTTTTTTGCGGGATTTGAATTGGCTCCTCTTCAAAAGATTGTAGATAAGGGCAAGTTTCTCAAAGGACGACTCAAACAAGCATCTATTAGAGATAATCCACAACTTATAGAAATAGATGTTGATTATTTGTTGCGCCTTGGAAAAAAGCAAAATTGGAAATGTGCTTTGACAGGTATTGATTTACAATTTGTCTCTGGCAAAGGCAAAAAGAATCCATATATTTGTACAATTGATCGAATCGATAGTAATAAAGGGTATGTCAAGAAAAATGTTCAGCTATTGTGCTGGATTGCCAATCAATGCAAAGGCAAATATAATCAAAAGGAATTTATAGAAATGTGTGTTGAAGTAGCAAAACATAAAGGATGTAAATAATGACCAATCAAAAATTTATTTGGGTTAAGTTTGCAAAGGAAGGGATTCATAAGTATCCTGCAGCTTTGACGGATCCTAATCTTGCAACGGGTGACGAATATGATGTCAGCTTCCTTGGCTATCCTCATCGTCATATGTTCCATTTTAAGATTCAAATTGAAGTATTTCACGATGACCGTGATATTGAATTTATCCAGTTTAAGCGCTGGTTGGAATCAATGTATTCTGACGGAACATTGCAACTAAATTTCCGCTCTTGTGAGATGATTTCTGACGATCTTGCAACTACCATAAAAGCTAAATACCCCAACAGAGACATTGTCATCGATGTCAGTGAGGACGACGAGAACGGTTCTCATTGCATCTATCCAAAGGGTTGATACTAATGAAAATTTTCAAGCATTTTACAACAGAAGCTGCAATTCATCCTATGGGCGTCCATGCTTATCCTACAGGTAAGACTGGACAGTTCAAGGTTCATGCTATTGGTTCAAAAGTCAAGCATGTAGGTGTTGGAGACACAGTTCGTTCATCTGATCTTGATGATCTTCACGATGCTGGTCACAAGATCAAAGAAATTAAAAGACCAATGAGTGAAGAAGTTGAACAAATGAGCGAAGACATGGCAGGTTTAGATTCTAAGACTTTTGTTAAAAAGTATAATGACAATGAAAATGCCAACAGACATTCTGAAAATGTTGTACATCTTGCAAAGCATTTTGGTACAAAAGCTGATTACAACAGCGCTGTTGATATTTTAAATCAACACAAACAAATGGGTCATCTTCCACGTGATCTAGGTAAAAAAAGAGATGCACTTCATAATAAACTTTGGAAGTATGCTGAACCTCATTTTAAAAATGTCAATGAAGAAGTTGAGCTTGACGAAGCAAGAAACCATTCTAAGTCACAGACTGAGATGGAAGATGCTCATTTCATGAAGCAGTCAAAGAAAATGCAGGATGCTATTAACCTTCATCTTCGTAGAGGACATGACTACAACGAAGCTGTGAAGCGTGCTAAGGTTCATGTCAAAGAAGAAGTTGAAGCTATTGATGAGATTTCTTCATCTACATTAGTTTCATACTCACAAAAAGCTCACAAACAAGTTAAGGGAAATCAACCTGCTGACCCTGATAAACTTCGCAAGCGTACTAATAGAGAACAAGGTATTAAATTAGCTTTCAATAAACATTATCAATTCAGAACAAAAGTTCCTGCAACAGTTTCTAATAATGAAGAAGTTGAGCTAGTAGATGAGTCAGGTCTTTCAACAAAGACTCTTGCTAACTATTCTATTAAAGCATCAGCTGCAACTACAGATAAAGATCTTCCAATGAAGAAGACTGGCAATCGTTACGCAGGTGTTTCTAAAGTTGACAAGATTCTTGCAGCCAGAGACAAGAAAAAGGTTGATTAAATAATTTGTTAAGTTTGAGTGGCTGCTTTAAAAATCAGCCACTCTTTATCATTATTAGGATTCCATCCTTTTAAAAAATAATGATAATACATTACCTGTAAACTAGTTTTTATATTAAAATGTTTTGCCATTTGATAAGGTCCCATGTCATTGGCTATATACCATTGATAGAGCTGATCTGCTATTATCCATGCTGATTTGTTAGCTCTTGTATTATTCCATGGGCTATTTTGGTTATGATGTTTTATTCCTTGTTTTTTTCTTTTTATTTGTGGATTTGATTCTCCAATTAAATTATGTGTTCCTTTATTAATTCTTTTTTTATTCAAACCAATAATGTTACTAGTTCCTTCGTTCCATCTTTTTTTGGAGGATTGTCTTTGCAGTTCTCCTCCAAGGAATGGATGAGAACCATCAGCAACCCTTCTTTGTTGCAGCCATTTTTGGTATTCGGAAGAAGAAAAATCTTCACCTCCCTCTGTCATATTATATCCCTCAACGAAAGTATTGTTGTTGCTAATAAAATGCTTTTCTCTCTCCCTGATATAATTCTTATCATTAGAAAAGCCTTTTTCCAAAATATTCCATGTCCAATTACTTTCCCCATACTTCACAATTGCTTTATGAAAATGCGATTTGGCATTTTTTCTAGCAACCCAAAAGTGTTGGTATTTTCTTCTATCCAATGTTCTAGTTGTCATACCAATGTATGTTTTGTTGTTGACTTTGTTTGTAGCTTGATATATTATATAATTCATGTGTTGTTCCCTTCTACTTTATTTATAAACTTCAAACGCTTAGAGGTATTTAATGTCTATAGAATTCTGCCATATTTCACCCGTTCCGCATCTTAATTTAACCAGTAATCGCAAAACACATTTAGTATTATCTCATCTTGTTGAGACAGACGAAAAATATGTTAATTTTTATTTGCAAGAAAAGGAACAATATGGGTCTACTATAATAATGGATAATGGTGGATTCGAAATGTATAAGCAGGGTAAAGATATGTATCCTTCCGACAAGTTAATCTCTATGGCACAGCGTGTGAATGCTGATTATGTCGTGATGACTGACTACCCAGCAGAGCCTGGTGAGAAAACTATTGAAGCAGCAAAGAAGCTAGCACCTGAACTACACGAGGCAGGGTTCAAGACGTTCTTCGTTCCACAATCAAAGATTGGCGATACTGCAGATTGTATTGCCACGTTTCGTTGGGCTAGTAAGAATCCAAAGCTAATCGATTACGTTGGTGTATCCATTCTCACTGCTCCCAATGCATATGGAGTAGAGAAGGGTAACAAGATGCAACGCTTCATGTCTCGTATGAAGTTGATGTATGACATGAAAGAGACATTGATCTTCCCTACGATGAAGTTTAATGGTACGAAGGTTCATTTCCTTGGAATGATGGATGGACCTAACGAGATCATGTATGCCGAACCATTTGGTAAGTTCATTGATACGTGGGATAGCTCTGCTGCAATCTGGGCAGGCCTCAATGGAATTAAGTTTGACAATACACCAACAGGCTTACTCAATGGTAAGTTTGAGAAAGAAGTTGACTTTGATTTCCATACGGACGATGCTAACCTATTGAGTCTTGCGAAAGAAAATATGGAATACATTGACAATTTGTGTTATGCATACATTTATGGGAATACATTCTGATGGCCAAAGAACAACAAACACACGAATACAAATACCGTGAAGGTCAAATTATTGACGAACTAAAGAAGTATATTGACTCGACATACAGTCAGCATTATTCTGCAGGAAAGCTACAGACGATTGACGTATGGGAAGCTCTTGGTATTGAAGAACAATCATGCCAGTCGAATGTAATCAAGTATGCAATGAGGTATGGAAAGAAAGGCGGCCACAACAAGGCTGATCTTCTTAAGATCCTTCATTACACAATCCTATGGTGGCACTATACACAACAAGATAAGGACAACACTAAATGAGTATGTTACATATTAACTCACCTAAAACAAAGTCAAAGTTAACAAACGTCAGAGAACCTGATGTTCAACCAAATGCTATTGATCTTCGTCTTGACAAGATCTTTATCATGCGTAACAAGGTATTCACGATCGGTGAAACTGATGAAGGTAAGGAAGTAAAGATTCATCGTGAAACTGTTGAAATGAAACCAGATGCTGATGGTTTCTTCAATCTCGATGTTGGTACATATGAAATTGTTATGGAAAACCTCGTCGAGGTTGGTGAAGGTGAAGCTGGATTTGTTATTACTCGTTCTACACTAAACCGTAATGGTTTGTTCATTACGAGTGGTCTTTATGATTCTGGTTACAAGGGAGTTATGGCAGGAGCTCTTCATGTTTCTCATGGATTTGTAAAGATTCGTAAAGGAACACGTGTTGGTCAATTCTTGCTGTTCAAAGCCGAGTCATTGAAGAAGTATGATGGTGATTATGGCGAAGGCAAGGAACATGATAAGAAGTATACTTAATTACATTACGTTTTCTAATATAATTGTTATATTCAATCTTAACCCATTTTTCTGGGATATTGGTTTTAATTGGAACACAAAAAGTGATATGGATCCTGGATTAATTGTTGATGCAGATTTAGAATTAGGTCCAGTAAAACTTGTATTATGGATCGATGATGGTCGTTGGTAAAAAATAAGGAAGATAAAAAATGGAAATTCAAATTAATATGGACTTTTTGAGAACAAAGAAACTATTCGTTGCAACACCAATGTATGGTGGGCAATGTAATGGTATGTACACTCGTTCTTTGTGTGATTTGACAGCATTGTGTGTTCGTTATGGTATTGAGGTTCGTTCATACTTCTTGTTCAATGAATCATTGATTACACGTGCTCGTAACTATTGTGTTGATGAATTTATTCGTTCTGGCTCAGATCATTTATTGTTCATTGACTCAGACATTGGATTTAATCCTCAGGATGTTATTGCAATGCTTGCTCTGCAGGCTCAGGAACCAGAGAAGTATGATATTCTTGGTGGACCTTATCCAAAGAAGTGCGTTACATGGGAAAAGATTCTTGCTGCAGTCAACAAGGGTGTTGCAGACAATGATCCTAATGTTCTCGAAGACTTCGTTGGTGATTTTGTGTTTAATCCTGTGTTGGATAATGGTCAGACTTCAATTCGTCTTGATGAACCAGCTCAGGTTCTTGAGACTGGTACAGGGTTCTTGATGATCACTCGTAATGCTTTCGACAAGTTCAAGGAAGCATATCCTCATTACTCATACAAGCCAGACCATGTTCGTACTGACGCATTCGATGGATCGCGTGAAATTCATATGTACTTCCAGGCTGAGAAGGATGGTCTTGATTATGGTAAGTTCTATGCTGGTGAATTGAAGCGTCTTAAGACAGCAGGGATTACTGATCCAGATAAATTGTCTGCAGAGATCGATAAGATCTTCACACAGGCTCAGGCATTGGATGATCAAACTTCCAAGCGTTATCTTTCAGAAGACTACTGGTTCTGTCAGCTTGCCCGTAAGGCAGGTTTGAAGGTTTGGTTGTGCCCATGGATGCACTTGCAGCATGCTGGAACATATGTGTTTGCTGGTAAGCTTCCTGCACTTGCATCGATCGGTGCTTCTGCAACAGCAGATGCTGAGTTATTGAAGAAGAATCGTCAGAAGATTGCTGCTGCCCCACAAATGGCTCCAGCAATTGCACCTCAAGTCGATTCTGATTTGATTAACAAGTTTAAGATTAAAAAGAAGTGATATTATGAAAATTAGTGAAGCTACATTTAATATTTTGAAAAACTTTTCTACAATGAATACGACATTGCTGGTTAAACCCGGCAATGTCATCTCTACTGTTGTTCCTGTGTCAAGAGCAATCTTTGCAAAGGCAACAGTAGAAGAAAACTTCCCTAAGCAATTTGCGATCTATGAGCTCAATAAGTTTCTAGGTATTTTGTCACTGTTCAAGGAACCAGAACTTGACTTTGGTGACAAGCAAGTTAAAATTGTTTCAGGAAGACAATCAGTCAACTATACGTATGCAGATCCTTCAATGGTTATTGCACCACGTGGCAACGATATTAATTTTCCGGATGCTGATATTGAGTTCTCCATTTCTCAAGAAGAACTCCAAAAGCTTGTAAGAGCAGCTGGTGTTCTCCAGCTTCCGGATATGGCTGTGACTGGCGATGGTTCTACCATCAAGGTCACAGTCACCGATTCCAAGAATCCCACAGCAGACGTGTTCAGTGTCGAAGTGGGAGAAACTGACAAAATATTTACAATGTTCTTTAAGGTTGATTACATTATTAAGTTGATCTCAAGCAACTATAATGTGAAGATATCATTTAAGGGATTGTCCAAGTGGACATCCGATAACATTGTTTATTATGTTGCTATGGAAGCAAACAGTTCAGTAGGTGGATGATGGAAGAGTTTGTTTGGACTCAAAAATATCGCCCTAAGTTAATTAACGATTGTGTTTTGCCGGAAGATCTTAAACAGACCTTCCGGCAGTTTGTCACTAATGGTGAGATTCCCAATTTGTTGTTGACAGGTGGTCCTGGTATCGGTAAGACTACCGTTGCCAAGGCTATGTTGGAACAAATTGGGTCTGACTATATTGTAATTAACGGGAGTATGAATGGCAACATTGACACACTCAGAAACGACATCCAACAGTTCGCTTCCTCAATATCATTTAGTGGAGGACGTAAATATGTCATTCTTGACGAAGCCGATTATCTTAACGCTAACTCCACCCAGCCTGCGCTCCGTAACTTCATGGAAGAATTCTCACGGAACTGTGGCTTCATTCTCACGTGTAATTTCAAAAACAGAATCATCGAGCCACTTCACTCTCGTTGTTCAGTTGTAGAGTTCAAAATAAATAAAAGTGAATATCCAAAGCTCGCAGCACAATTCTACAAAAGAACTTGCAAGATCCTGGAGAGTGAAAATGTCACATTTGATAGAGCGGTTGTTGCTGATCTCGTTTCTAGGCATATGCCTGATTGGCGTCGTGTCCTTAATGAGTTACAGAGATACTCCGTAAACGGAACAATTGATTCTGGTATCTTTGTCAACCTATCAGAAGATTCATTTAAGTCTCTTGTTGGTATGGTCAAGGCAAAGAACTTTGCAGATATGCGCAAATGGGTTGGTGAGAACTCTGACACAGACTCAACTGGATTGTTTCGTAAGTTTTACGACCAGGCATACCAATATGTCAAACCTCAGTCAATTCCTGAGCTTGTGTTGATCATCTCAAAATACCAATATCAAGCTGCATTTGTTGCTGACCATGAGATCAATATTGCTGCATTCCTTACAGAATGCATGATTAACCTAGAGTTTGTATGAGCTTTTTTGACTTTGTAAACGCAATCAATATCTCTAAAAAAGACTTGATCAGGGAATCAGAAGCTCCTGATCTTATGGAAAAACAATACAGCCCTTTCCTTGTGAATAGGGCTCTTTCTTATTTCGTAGATACGATTCTCTATGCAAATGAGATGAATTGTGCAAATCACGTCGATTCCAAGCTTCAAAACGATTATTACCTAAATAGTGTACGTGTTTCTAAGAGATTCTCTAAGTGGGCTAAACCTGTCGAGGATTCTGTCATTGACACGATACAAGAATATTATAAAGTTAGTTATGTCCGAGCACTAGAGATTTCAAAGGTGTTGACGACTGAACAACTAAACCTTATAAAAACAAAAATAATAAAAGGTGGTAATCATGTTCAATCTAAACCAGCTGGTGGAAGTCAAACTTAAGAACGCAGAAGATTTTCTTAAAGTCAGAGAAACATTGTCTCGAATTGGATTAGCTTCTAAAAAAGAAAACACTCTTTACCAATCTTGCCACATTTTACACAAACAAGGCAAGTATTACATAGTACATTTCAAAGAATTGTTTCTACTAGATGGTAAGAATGCCGACTTCTCAGAAGGTGATATTGCAAGAAGAAATAGAATAGTTAATCTATTGGTGGAATGGAACCTAATAGACAATGTAGATCCTAAGAAAACCAAGGATCCGGAAGCTCCTCTCAATCAGGTAAAAATCATCCCTTATAAAGAAAAAGATCAGTGGAATTTGGTGACAAAATACACGATTGGCGGGAAATATTAAAAAAATCGTGTAATTTCAACGGCATATTTTTGTTGTAATTTTTATTAAATAATCATATATTATTAATATGAACAAACAAATCAAATTGTCTGCATCTGCAAAAGCGCTGGCTGATCGTAAATATCACCAGCGTGTTGTGTTGTCTAAAAAAGGTCGCGGTTCCTACAATCGCAAGAAAATGGAGAAGGTTCATGCGTAAGTTGATTTTGGCTTTGACTGCTACTGTTGCATTTACATCTGTTGCTCATGCTGATGAATGGCGCTATCGTCGTTTTGAAGGTCCTCGTCCAGGATATGGTTACCCTCATCGTGAATATCGCGGTGGTGGTGATTGGGTTGCACCTTTGATCGGTGGTATGATTGTTGGTGGTGCTTTGATGGAAATGTCACAGCCTCGCTGTGTTGCACCACAACCTGTTTGCCAAAAAGTGTTTATTGGCAACGTTGTTGTTGACGGTCAGACAGTAGAAGCATATAAGACTGTGTGCAACTAATTCTTTTAAAAATAACTGTTGCTTTTATTAAAAAACCAGCCTATTATTATTAAGTAAGTTGTGACCAATTACAAAATGGAGAAGTGAAATGGCTCACGAAATTGAAATTATTAATGGTAAAGCACAAATGGCTTATGCAGGTGAAACGCCTTGGCACGGCTTAGGTGTTCCTGTTCATAATGATCTGACTCCAGCTCAGATGTTAGAGAAGGCTGGACTTGATTGGACTGTTGATAAGTATCCAACATA